CTCGCAGGAACATCATCTGCTTTTTCCATACGTCCAATAGGAACAAATCCACCTTCAGCTCTTAAATCCATTTCTTGCCCATCTAAATCTAATAAAGGCATTACTTTTTTAGCTACAGGTTCTTTAGAACCCTCTGCTTGTGCATTTTTAGTTCTTTCATAAAAATTTAAATATCGTTCATGATTTTCATTCATTGCTGCTGCATCTGGATTTGTTTCATATATTTTAACCCAACCTTTATATCCAGGATCATTTGATAGATCTGTATCACCATCGTCAAAACCTATTCTACCACCATCTGCAGCTGCAGTATCATAAAAATCAAATTGACTGCCTGCAAATCTAGGTGCCATATAATCAAAAGGTCTTCTTCTAATTGCAGCAATATCTATACCTGGACCTCTATCTTGATCTGTAAATTCATCTTCTTCAAAATCTTTTTTAGCCATTAAACCAGCTATTCCTGATGCACCTAGTATTGATAAAGTTGGATTATCTTTCATAAATTGCAAAACTTTACTATCTTTAATATTTCCAAGGCCTTCTTTTATTCTAGTAAATATATTTGCGTCTGGTGTTCTTGCAGAAGGTATTTTAGCAAAGTCTCTTGAACTTGGTAAACTTAATGTTTTAACTGGTCTTGTTGTTATTCCATATTCTGCTGCTCCTGTAAACGTAGGAGCTCTACTTGCTATTTGACCCATAGCTCTATCAGGTATTGCACCTGCACTTATATCACTTGCAACTCTAGCTTTGCCAGCCACACCTGTTGGATCTGCTTTTGGTGCTCCACCAGGAGGAAAGAATTTTGCACTTGTTCCACCTATCGCTGCTGATAATGCGATGTCTTTTAAATCTAAATCTTCACCTGATGCAAGTTGCGAGATACCTGTTGTTGCACCAGATATTAAAGCTGCTTTTTGTGCAGCTGTAAAACCACTTAATGCTGCAGAGCTAGCCATAGCTGGTCCTAATGCATAAGGTGCTGCTACTGCTAACAACAACCTACCTGTTGGACTCTTTGCAACTTTCTTAACTGTTTTAATAAGTTTTCTTGGAAGTGTAGTTGCTTTCTTAACTACTTTTTTTACAATACTTCCTAAACCATAAGCTTGTCTTGGTTCATCATCTTCTAAAAAACCACCATCAGCCATAAACCTATAAGCTATTCTATTTAAATCCATAGTTTGTTGTGGTTGTATTGCTGCGGGTAATCCCATAGGTGCTTGTGTTTGTGCGAATGTAGGAGGTACATAAACATTATCTTCTTCTCCTTGTCCTTGTTCATCTTCCTCTTCAGTGGTTGTTGGTCCTGCAATGTTTGCCATATTATATCCACCTCTAATACCTAAATCTTTTGGACCAAAAGCTTTGGTAATTCCTCTTAAACCTAGACCAATAAGAGAACGTTTTCCACCAGGTAAAAAACTTAAAGCTTTATCAAGAGCAGCTTGTCTAGATTGTTGTGTTAAAGATTTTGTAAGACCTTTTCTTGCTTCTTGAAAAGCTCTTTTTGCATCAAGTACTCCTCGACTAGGAGCACCTGTAGCTGCCCCCTCTGAAGGGTCTCCTGCTGGTCCAGGGTCTGCCATTCCTGGTGCACCTGACGCAGCTGCAGCATCACCACGGTATCCTTGTCTAGTTCCACCAAATCCTGGTTGTACTAACATACCGCCGTTTTGTAACATCTGTTTTGCTTGTTGTGATCTTGTTATGGCCATTTATCTATTCTATTTTGTTTTTCCAAATAAATCAAGACTAGGCATCAAAACAGTTACATCTCTTCTTATGTCATCTGGTGATATTCCTTTGTCTTTCCATTCTTTGTCATTTTTATACTTTTCACCTGTTTTTTTATTGGTTATTTTTTCTATTATTTTGTCTGGTTGTATTTCAATCATTATGTTGTTACCTCTCGTGGCTGTATTTCTAATATTGAAGCTATGACGTGCAGCTCATTCGCGTCAGCAGCTTGTACTTTTAACGCTTCACCTTCCTCCATTATAAGAGGTTGACTCAAAAGTTCTGTTGTTGCTTTAGATGCTATAGCTTTGTCTTTAAATAAATTAAATATTGCGCTACTAGCATTGACTAAAGTTATAGTTATTGTGCTTCCTGATCCAGCGTCCTCAGATACTATTAATGATTTTACGACAGCAGATTTAAAACTAGGCACTGTATATAATGTGGTTAAATCTGTTGTTGTTAAATCTACTTTTTTATTTATAAAACTATTAGCCATTAATTTATAAAGAAGTTAAATGCCTCAACTTCATCCTTTAAATCTTGTTGATATGTTGTGTTTAATTTTTCTATAATAGCATCTAAATCTCTAACTTGAGATTCTGCTGTTTCCAAATCATATTCTTTACTAGCCCTAGTTAATACCTGTACTATCTTTGCCATTATCTACGTCCATCTGGTTGTATATCTAATCTAAAAGTTCCTAGCTTCCAATCTTGACTAACTGCAGTATTTTCTATTTTTAATGCAATTGCTCTTGCTCTTGCACGTGTGTCTACTTTTGTTGTTGAACTAGTTACATCAAATGGTCCTAATGATGAGCTAGCTTGTGAGTTATTAGGATAATTTCTTAATTCTAAAGTTACTCTAGTTGCTCCTGTCTGTGATATAAAATCTGGAACAAATCTTCTTATTTTCATTATAAATTCTCCGTCTCCTCTAATATCAGCTGTTCCTGTCGTTGCACCTCTTGCAATTCTTTGTGTAATGTCAAAATCACCAGAAGATATATTAGCAGTAACTGCTGTAATAGTTCCATTTTTATTTTGATCAGTTCCTGTTTCATGTTCATAATAAGTTGTTTTACCATCAGTATTACCCACAACATCAAAAGAAGTATCTGTATCCGCATCATATTCTGTTGCATGTGGTAAACCAAATACAGCAGAATCTCTCCACATTGTTCGAGATAATGATCCATTTGTCCAAACGGGTCTTTGTGGTGATGAGTCAAAATAATTATAAGTAACTTGTCTATTTACAACAGAAGAACTTGCAGTTGGATAAAACCACATAACTTCACCAAACAAATTATTTAAACCTGCTGATACCATTTGATTACCGGATTCTAAATTTATATCGTCAAATACAAAATCTTCTACCAAACAAGGCAACGATTCTAATTTACCTGCATATCTAAAAAAACCATTTTCTGACATCCAATATGCAGAACCATCAACTTCCACACATGCATTTTGTCCAACAAGTCCACAGTTAGTTCCTACTTGAGAGAAAGCAAATGTAAAAGGTTGACCAACAAAACGTTGTGTAAATAAAGCAGTGTCGGTCCAAACATAGATTGCATCACGACCTCTGATTGCTCCTCTGATCTGTGATCCGTCGGCCAGTCTTTGTGTACCAGCTGTATTGGTTGCTGTAGGTGTATATGTATTTATATCTTCTTGATCAGAAAATCTTATAAACATGTCATCTTGTGTTGATGCATCTCCAATAGTTGTTTCTGTTCCAAAAAANACTAAGTGTCTATCTGGTGTAGATACTAACATATGACGTGATGCTGTTGGTGCACCTGATATAATAGTTGCTCTTGTTGATGTAGCGTTTGATAAAGCAGAGTCCCATTCAAAAACAGCACCATCATGAATAAGACAAATTGCTTTATCACCAAAATTATCTAGTGACCACATACCAGGTTCAATAACTAAGTCACCTGATGCAGCCTCACCCCACGCAATAAAATCAGTTGAATTTGTAACAGTAGCTCCATCACTATGAGATGCTGCTGTGGTTCCTGCAACTCCTCTTGTTAAACCTGTAAGAGTATTACCACTAACACCAGTATAAGAAATTTCTTCAGACCCTATGATAATAAAATTAGTTCCTGAACTTGGAAATTGCGAAGCATCAGCTAATGTAAGACTTGTTACAGAGTCATTAATTGCACCATCTAAAGTAGTAGTTACTGCTCCAACGTCTTCACCACCCCAAGATCCTAAACCCCAGCCAAAACCTTTTGCTTGCACTGCTGGTCCTACAGTATAATAATGTTGTACTCTGATACCACCTGATGTTGTTGCACCAGATCCTGACTCGTTTGATGGCATTGTAATTGTAAGAGTTGATGATGTTGGTACAGATGTTACCATAAATTTTTTATCATCAAAATCAGATGAACCAAAATTAGAACCTGTTATGGTTGTAAAATTATCTAATAAAATAATATCATTTTCTAAAATACCATGTGAACCTGAGAAAGTTATTGTAACAGTTGGTGATCCGTTAGTCGTGGTGAATGCACTTGTAAGCGTTGTTGTAGATTTAATGGGATGTATGTCATAAAATACACCACCAGAAAAAGCATACAAAATTCTATTAGTTCCAATAATAGAATATTTTCTACCTAAGCTATTAACATAATGATGTAAACCTCTAGCAGCTCCTGTTAAATCGTCCGTTCCTAGTTGTTTCCAACCACCTATTTTTTCAGGTGTGCCATATCTAAATCTAACATTATCACAATCTACCCACTGACCCTCTGCTGTAGTCTCTGAAATCTGTTTGTTTATACCTGGCTGAAATCCTATTTTTTGTAGCATAATAGACCTTTATAGCGTATTTAAATCTTTTTGAATAGAATTATTATTTCAAAATTTCTAAACTAAATAACCAAAATAACAACACTAGTCTACAATTATTTTCACCACCAAAATAGGTCATTGCTGAATGTGGCACATCACATGGATAACAAACTAATCTATTAAAACAATTACCCATAACAATATCTGGTTTTTGATTTTTATATGTTTGCGTGCCTGAATTTATTGGGGCATCAGGTGTTAAATATATTAAAGCAGCAATCATACCTTTGTCAGTATGTATTTTATCATTAATCCATTGTGGATCATTTAAATCGTTTTTCATTGTTTTATGAAAATATAAATCGGCATTATAATTAAAATTATTTATACAAAAGTAATTTTTAATAATATTTCTACATATTTTATCTTCTAAGTTTTTATCGTATAAACTCACTTTTTCACTTCTTTGACCTTCCCAATATTCATCATTATTTCTTCTTCGATAAGATAGGCCTAATCCAAATTGTCTTACACTATTAGGGTCGGGTAAAAAATTATCTATTATTAAAGTCTTCACCATCTACTCAGGCATGCCAGTATCTTTATTAAATTTAGTTTGTTTTTTTTGTAAATCATCTGGTAATTTATTGCTGACATCAACTGCTAATTTAACTAAAACATTAGAAAAATCTTTTAAAAATTTAGCAGGTAAAGAAAATTGACCTTTTTTAGCTATTAATTTTTTTTCTTGTTCATTAAAAATTATAGTCCCTGACCCATCATTATTCTGTATAATTTTCATTTAATTATTTTAACCTCCTTATTTATGCTTTCATACGTATCTTTTTTTATATCATCAAATGAAATATTAAAAGACACTATTGTTTTTAAAAAGTTTGTTTTTTGTACTTGTGAAGTATGAATTACACTAGATGGAAAAATAATTATATCACCCTCTTCTGCTTCAATGTCCATAAAATATTTTTTTGTGTATGGATCTAATAATCTTGTTTTAGCACAATCTTTATTAAAGTTTAAATAATACACACCAGTATAATTATGTCCATGGACATGCCATCCATGTTCCCCTTGATTCTCATATTGTTGATTCCAAAGTTCGTAAATCATACATTTTTTAAAACCTAAATAATCTGCAAATTTTAAAAATTGTTTTCTAAGATCATCAATAATTAATTTTACCCACAATCTTTCAAAATTTTTTGATTCATTCCAATCACACTTTTTTAATTTATCATTATTATAGTTTTTTGAATATTCTTCTTGATTATTTATAATCGACAATAATTTATCTTTATAAAAATAATGTTTTTCAAATTTATCTTTTAAAATAGGTGTTTCACATTTAAACGTCTTCATACTGTTCCTTTAATCCGTAATGAATTCTTTTATCTTTAAAAAAAGATTTATAAGGACCATTTTTATCAACATAATGCATAAAGACTTGTGAACACCAATCACCTTTAAATTCTTCTCTCCAATGTTTTATTTCACAACCTAAATAAATAGCTGCATCACCAGGATTTAATTCTAAGGGAGTGCCATCCATAAATATAGGCCAAGGTGTACCATCTGAATCTATGTTAACAGTAACACTAATTTCACAAGAAGGTCTATCAGTATGTTTTGGTAAATCAGAAAATTTAGTATAACCTCTCCAATAAGTATAAGTTGGTAATAATTCTAAACCAGTATGTTTTTGAAGAATTAATCTTTTTTGTAACATAAGTGATTCCATAATAGGATCTGATACTATAGAAAGATTTGGAACACCTGAACTTTGTACAATGTTAAAATATTTTTCATTATGTCTAATTGTTAAAATAGTGTAATCTTTTAACAAAGAAGTTTCTGCTTTAGTTAAAAAATTTTTTATTAATTTATATTTAAAATCTTTTCTAATTTTCATATTATAAATTCCAAATTACAATTGTGTATCTAGTGCCTTTTGTTACAATATTTGCTTTATGGGGATATAAAAAATTTGAAGGAAACATAATAGTTCTACCTTTTTTTGGTTTTATTTTTTGTGATTGCCTTTGATCAGGAGAAAACATTTCAAACTCACCTCCTTCAAAATCATCATTAACAAATATTACTACGCTCATTGTTCTAGGTATTTCACGAAAATGATCAACATGAGGAATATAAAAACCTCCTTCTTCATATTTTAAAACTTCTATCCTATTTGATTTTTTAAAATCAATGTGAGGAGCTATTGGTTTATATTGATGTAAAATTTCTTTTGCTATTTTAGTAGAAAAATAATTACACCAATGAACATGAGTTAATTTTTTATCATATCTAGTAAATTGAACTCCTTTAGTGTTTCTTATTGTTTTATTAATTTGAGGTTTTGAATCACCCCCAACTCCTACATTTTCAAAATCTAATGTCTTACAAATTTTATAAAATACATCCATAGTTTTTTCTGAAAATAAATCATCAATAACTTTAGCATATTGGCCTACATCGTAGGGACTTACTTGCATTGTTTTTTTTTCCATATATCTGTTTTATAATTATGAATAAATCTAAGAGGGTATAATGATTTTGAAATACGATTACGAGCTATATTTGAATTCGATATTTTCATTTTCCAATTATCTCTTTTAAAAGGTATTATCTGCACATATGGAGTTCCTTTTTTTATAATAGTATCTAAAACTTCATACTTATCTCCATTTATTACAATAGGAAAATTTATTTCAGCATTAAACGAATCTGTGTCTACTATTCCTGGAATAATATTAAATCTATCGTCTGCATTATTTAATGGTGGCACAAATAAACAGGAATAACCTGGGGGTGTTTTTATTACCCAGGGGTTAAAAATTTTATAAAAAGGTAAATTTTTATTTTTATTTATAAATGGAGAACCTTCTAATTGTACGGTGCCATGAGTTGATTGATCAGGTCCATTATAATTAATATTTATACCACTATCATGAGCTGATCTATGCAATGGACAACCAAATAAACTATCTTGTTTTTCGTTACCTTCTTGATCTTTTACGGTAACATTATGTTGTATTTTTAAGTCTACTGGAACATACAAAGAATAACCGAAAGTTAAAGTTTCTAAAAAAGGTATGCATCCTTTAATTGTTCTATGTTCTTCAGAATGATTAAGTTTTTTAAACCAATCTGGTACATTTATTTTTATTGGAGTGGGTAAATCTTGTTTTTTAATTACGTAATCTTTAGGTGCAATAAACTCTATAACTTTCTCAAACATATAAAATATATTATATAATATACACCTTAATATGTGTCAAGTAAATTAGCCTATTTGATCTTTATGTAAAAAAACTATCGAATTATCTAAACAATGTTTTTCCCAATTTAACGGAAAACTTAAAGAATCCATGTCTACGGTATTTAAATAATTTAGATAATTTTGACATTGAGTAGCTAATTGTTTTTCAGAATTATTACCAATATATAAATTAGCTAAATTTTTAAATCTTTCAAAATGAGATGTTAAATCACTTGAATTAGTTTGTTCTATTCTACCTGTGTTAGGAATATCTTGAAAAGATACGTTTCCATCAGAAACAATTATTTCTTTTTGGTTTGTTACATATGAATTGAAATCCTCATCAGAAATATCAACAACTGTTTTAAATTGTTCTGGTATATTAATATCGTTTATATCAGATTGCGTTTTTGCTATTCTAAAAAAATTTCCATTATTTAATAATACAAAAGCCATTTATTACGCCCCTAAATCTTCATAAATTTGTAAAAATCCTGGTTTTCCTGGATTACCTGGAATATTAGTTGGATTACCACCTAATGGACCGCCAGATCCTCCATTAACAAAATTACTTTGAAATTGAAATGACAGTAAATTAGCAACTGGTGAGGTCATAGAGTTACCGTTAAAATCTACTTTTGCTCCTGGTGCTGATCCTGGATTTCCAGATCCTCCACCTGAGTTTCTTGGTGTTCCATTACCTCCCGCTGTAGTTGAAGCATCTACTGGACTTCCAATAGAAGTAGCCCCGGCAGCTCCACCAACACTGTAAGGTTCTGAATAAGGTGCTGTAATAGGATAAGAAAAAACTCCAAACCCTCCAACTCCTCCTGTTCCACCTGGACTTCCATTATTATCAAAATCACCATTTCCACCGTTTCCACCTCCAGCTCCAACATACGCAACAATTTTAGTTGCACTTGCGTTAGCTGTAAAAGTTCCAGAAGCAGGCCCAGTAATTAATTCTCTTAAAACCATGTTGTTTCCACCTGCTGTTCCTGATGAAGCAGCAACAACTCTTCCAGTTCCATCAACTGTAATATCTGCTGTTGTAAAAGTACCTTTTGCTGGTTTAATTATTTTTGGCATTTATTCTCCTAGTCTACCATTTCTACATAAGAAACATGAAACGCTAAGTCATTAGCGGCACCCGCTGTTACAGCGATTAAATCTGTTTCATCTAAGTAGATAGGTCTTGAAATTAAATCTAGTGTTGAATCTGCAGGCACTGAAATGGTGCTTGCTATTTTATAATAAGTTGAACCATTGTCGTTACTAACTTCTACTGTTGCATCAACAGCATTAGTTCCATCAATGTTAGCTAATAATATTGTGTCAATTCTAACTGCAGTTTCTGCAGGAACATCAATCATAGTAGTTCTGTTTGTATCAGATAAGCTACCCATAGCATTCTTAGGTGTGATTGTTGCTATATTTGCAAGATTCGGTGTTGCCATATTTTATTCTCCTTTTATATTAATACCCGAAAACCATGGATAAGACAATACCTTTTCCATCTGTTGTTATTTTTTGTGTTGAACTAGTGCCATTAGCATTAGTTAATTTACCAACTCCTGTGCCTTTTGGCACTAAAGTAAGATCTATGTTAGTATCGCCTCCAACTGCTGAAATAGTAGGACTATTACCAGTTGCAGCATTTGTTATATCAAAATGGTTAACTGCGGAAGCTGTTGTTTGAAATTGTAATTGTTCGTTTCCATTTTCGTCTCTAATTCCATGATCATCATCAAAGTCAATCATAAAAGAGTTAGTGTCTAAATTACCACCTAATTGTGGTGATGTATCATCTACAACATCTCCACCAAACTCAACAGAAACTATATTTGGATTTGTACCATCATCAGCTTTTGCATATGCTAATATTGTTTTACCATTTGCAACTGTAGCTGAAGTTCCTGTTCCACTAACATATTTAAACACAACGTTTTGTGAACCAGAAGTTCCATTTTTTAGAAGATAAAGTTGTTGAACATCTAAAGGTATTGTTACATTTCTAGATGCAGTTAATGATCCAGTAAATTCTATAACTCTATGTGCAAGGGTTGCACCTGTTCCACCATCAGTAACTGAAAGAGTTGTATCTCCTGAATCAGAAACAGCTTGTGAAGCAGTACCACCAATGGCTTGTTCTACAATTTCTAAATTAGTATTTGTTTTTGTTCCCCAAGTTCCTGCGTTTTCACCAGTTGCTTGTTTTTCTATACCCAGAGGGGTGTATGTTGATGCCATA